AGGGTTATGTACAATGAAAATAAAGAGGTTTTTTCATGTGTCGATCATGCACGTAATTCTTTAAGATATATTGAAGGCAAAAATGGGAAAAAAAATAGAAGATCATTAAAAGATAAATCTATGCTACTTAATGGGGAACGCCCTAAAAATCCATGGAAACTACCTGAATCAGACGAAAGCAAATATGAGCCATATATCTTAAAAGCTAAGAAGCTGGCCGTACTTTCCGATATACACGTACCGTATCATTCTATTACCGCATTAACGGCAGCATTTGATAAGATAAGCGAGGAGAAGCCTGATGCGATACTCCTTAACGGCGATACAGTCGATTTTTACGGCCTTTCCAGATTTATGAAAGATCCACGCAAAAGATCTTTGGCGCACGAATTAAAGGCACTTAATGAGCTTTTGGATGTATTAGGTCAATTTGGCGCAAAGATTATTTATAAGTTAGGCAATCATGACGAAAGATATGAGCATTATTTACAAATGAAAGCTCCAGAATTGCTCGACATTAAAAATTTTGAATTTTCTGAATTAATAAAAGCTAATGAAAGGGGGATGGATGTAGTAGGCGAAAAGAGAATAATAAAGGCAAATAAGTTAAATATTATTCACGGTCACGAATACCCTTCAGTTTTCAGCCCTGTAAACATTGCAAGGGGATTGTATATGAAGGGCAAGGTATCAGCTATGCAAGGCCATAATCATCAGGTTTCAGAACATACCGAAACAGATATGAATGGTGATATAGTTACAACGTGGAGTGTAGGCTGTCTTTGTGAATTAAACCCAGCTTATATGCCTTTGAACCGTTGGGGGCAAGGTATGGGAATGGTCGATTTATCTGACAATGGCAAAGATTTTGAGGTGCGGAATTATCGTATTTATAAGGGTAAAATCTTATGATGGAAGAAGCAACTATACAGGCGGACTTTTTACCAACGGATAATGAGCTGTTGCAAATTATCGAGAGTCAGTGTACATTGCTTGCCACTATATCTGATATTAGCGATTCTGAATTTAGGACTTATGATGATGAGCTTGTTGAGATGAACATCGTTAAGAGTTACGCTTATAAGGTTATTTTAGCAGCCCAAAAGAAACTACTTAAAATAATCAAAGATTATGAACAAAGGAATACCGATAATCAGAAAGTTTGAGGGGTTAAAACTACGCGCCTACCTAATATGTAGAATATTGACATAAATATTGTATATTTGTAATATGGCAATAGTATACAAACATTACAGAAAAGATAATAATCAATTATTTTATGTTGGTATTGGTAAAGACATAAAAAGAGCATATTCAAAAAGAAAAAGAAATGATTTGTGGCAAAATATTATTAATAAATATGGTTATAATATAGAAATATATCTTAGTGATATTAGTTATGAAAAAGCAAAAAGTGTTGAAATTGAATTAATAAAAAAATATGGAAGATTAGATAATAATACTGGAATACTATCTAATATGACTGATGGGGGAGATCACAGATTTTTTAGTTTACAAACAAGAAAAAAAATATCAGATTCTTTAAAAGGTAGAAAACAATCAGAAGAAACTAAAATAAAAAGAATTAATAAATTAAAAGAAGTTTGGAAAAATCCTGAATTAATAGCATTAAAAAGTAAGCAAACAAAAGAATTATTAGCAAAAGGAATATTGAAAGGTAATAAGGGTATACCATCTAAAAAAAGGGGGAAGCCGTTTAGTGGAGATAAAATAAAATTATCAAATTCATTAAAGGAGCATTATAAGAATCATGAAGTATATAATAAAAAACATATATCAGTTATGCAACTTGATATAAATGACAATATAATAAAAATATACAAATCGCATCATGATGCAGCAAAAGAAATAAATGGATTAACTAAAAGGATATTGCAAGTATGTAAAGGAATATATAAATTACATAGAAATTATAAATGGAGATTTTATTATGAATAAAGGTATTTCAATTATTAGGAAATTCGAAGGTCTTAAATTAAAGGCTTATGAATGTCCAGCATCAAAAATACTTCCAGTTGAAAAAAAATTTTGGACTATCGGATATGGTAATACTTTTTATGAGAATGGGAGCAAAGTTCAAATTGGCGATAAGATTACTATAGATCGTGCTGATAAACTTCTTTTCTTTATGGTAGGAAAGTTTGAGGCAGAGATTAAAAAGTTAGTGAAGTCTGAAATAAATGAGAATCAGTTAGGGGCCTTAACATCTTTTGCTTTCAATGTAGGGGCGGGAAATTTAGCCAAAAGTACACTACTAAAAAAGGTCAATGCTAACCCGAATGACACTACTATACGTGACGAGTTTAATAGATGGACAAAGGCTGGAGGCAAAGTCCTGAATGGTTTAGTTACAAGACGTAAGGCCGAGGCCGACCTTTACTTTTCATAAAGTTTACTTTTTGAATTATATCGGTACTATATGTACCAAAAAAGCCGGGATATTACACCCGGCTATTATATTGCCGCCCCCTTTAATAATCACTAACTTACTAACAGTTTAATAATTATAAGCGGCAATGAGTTAAATATTTAGTCCACACATTTCTTTACAGTTTGCACATTTCCCTAAAAAAGTTTTTTTATTAAATTTTGATACTAATGTTTTATTTTTCATAAAAGCCATTTTTCTAACATTTATAATATTTTCAGTTACAAATTTATTATTAGAAGATGGTCTAAATACAGTATCTATAATATTATCATGTTTTAATAACATTCTCTGAATTTCTGCCTTTTCACGACCTATTGTGTTTTTTTCATTAAAATCACATGTTACTACACGTAAAATAGATTTACAAAAAGGTTTTATTCTTTCATATTGTTTTAATGAATTTTCAATTAAACTATATTTATCTAACGCAGATATTGATGTATTAATACAAATATTATAATTAGATATTGTTTCTAAATTTTCATCGGTTAATAATTTCCAATGTCTTGTTATTATTACTATTTGTTTTTTAGAACTAATATCAAATAAAGATAATTGATTATTTTTTCTAATCTGTTTAATAATATTAATTGTATGATCCCAATTTTCAGATGGATCGCCACTACATCCTATCCTTATAAATGGCATATCTATTTTTTCAATTTTTCTAACTATATTTTGCCTATGTGATTCGTCAATAAAATTTCGTTCTATAGATTTAGAAAAATCAATCCCATATCTTTTAGCAGTTTTATAAGCATAACAATCATTATAGCATCCATTTTCATTTTCTCTTAATCCACTTGCACAACCTTTTATAGTATCTAAATCCCATATACCCCTCTCATTTTTAGAGAGGGATATTATATTTTTATATTGTTTCATAATCTTCCTACATTTGGATATAAGTCTTTAATTTTAGATGGATCGCCTTTATAAAAAGCGTATATTTTTTGCTCACATTTAGGATATTTACGACTATTCAATGTTTTTTTTGCAGTTGCCCTCCTTGTAAATTCAGATTCTAAATATACTATTCTATTATATATATGCAAACCTTGTTGTTTAAAAAATAATTCATGCTCAGCCTCACACCCATAATAACCTCCTTTACTGTCTCTACTATCGCCTGTCATAACTACAAAAAAAGTATTATCATTCATTACAGAAATAGCATTTTTATATCCTTCAAAAAGCATATCTCTAAATTTATCATAAGTATCCAAAGAATTTAATTCTCCATCTGGACTTTTACCATCATAATCGATATATTTTTCTACTTTATAGTAAGGAGGGCAACTAAATATTAAATCAAATTTGTGAGGATTTTTAGGTATAAATTTAGATGAGTCAGATTTTATCCATTTAACGTTATAGAAATCTTGACAAAGTGTATTATTTGCATCGCACTGATTTTGCCTTATTTCAGATGCTAAATATTCATATCCACATCCGCCTGCTACGAACCCCATTTGAACACCACCTCCAAAAGGATTGTAAATTCTACATCCATTTTTTGGCATAAACATTCTTGCAATAATCTCACATGCAGTCGGATCTAATACGCTTGCATTACCATTTAAATCTTTTCCCTTATCAGTTATTATCTCATCTCCTTCTACTTTTTGTTTTGATAAAACTATATTAGACATTCCGCTACTTCCTTGCCAACATCCTTCTCTGCTTGCAAATTTTGGATTTTTTATATTATATTTTTTGCCTGCATCTTCTAATTTACTGTTCCATTCTCTTTTAATTTTTAACCATTCTCCAGAGGTAGATTGCCATAAATTAGTCATTGACATATGTATTAATCTTTTTAATCGTACTTGATCTTCACTTCCATAATACATATAAACAAAATCACTTTTTTCTAAATTAACTTTAAAGCCTAAAGCACTAAATACCTTTGGATTTTCTAAATCATGTTTTTTAGATACAGTCATTATCATATAATATCCATAAGTATTTTGTTTTATTATTTCCTGCACCATATTAGAATATATTTTTTTGTCTTTATATTCTGGATACATAGCAGATTGTAGTAAACAAAATTCTCCTACTATATGATTGACTTCATATGTAAAAAATCCTGCAAAATTTCCATTTATTTCACATATAATTGCAGAGTGTTTTTGCATATTTTTCCTTGCTGCTCTATATGCAACACCATCTAATAACGCAAGATCTGCTACTTTTAATTCATAACCAGATCCAATAATTGAGTCTAAATGTTTTAATACAACTTTGTTTTCAAATAATTCTGTTTGCATGGTTTTTGTTTTTTGGTTTAAAAATATATGGTTAAAAAGTTATTTGATCTCTTTGAATATCTGCAATGCTTTTAAATAATTGAATCTCATTTTTAAAGTCTAATTCGCAAGTCATAAGCATACCGTTTCTTTGTTTCATGATCCTTATCCTGCGTTTGTGTTCATAACTTACATCGCCTGATCTTTCTGAATCATTACCTCCCCAAAGCATTAAAATAAGGTCTGCATCCTGCTCAATGGCACCGGATTCACGCAGGGCAGATATTGGAGGAGGTACATCCCAGCTGCTACCTTTTACCCCATCCCTACTTAGCTGACTAAGTGCAATGATAGGTATTTCAAGTTCCTGAGCTAAGTTTTTTAGTTCTCGGCTTATTGTCGCAATCTCCTGTTCCCGATTGTTTTTAGATTCTCCATGCATCAGTTGTAGGTAATCGATTACAATTAGTCCAATATTGTGCTTCTTTTTTAGCCTTCTTGCCTTAGCTTTTAATGAGCGTAAATTTACGGAATTAGCATCGTCAAAGAATATATTATGCTTTGACAGGCTTTCTGCCGCTTCGTTCAATTTTTTATAATCTGAATCATCTAATCTTCCAGTCTGCAATTTGTTCAAAATTATGTCCGATTGCGCTGCAAGCATTCTAAGGGCTAAATAAGGCGCTTTCATTTCAAGTGACCATACACCTACCCCTGCGCCATTGAGGGCCGCATTTCGCACCAAATTAAGTGCAAACGCTGTTTTACCTACTGAAGGGCGGGCGGCTATGATTATAAGGTCACCAGGCTGCCATCCTCGTGTAGCTTTGTCGAGGTCTGAAAATCCTGATTTTATGCCCGTTATCGATGATCCAGATGCTTTCCATTTGTCGATTTTTTGCAAAGTGTCAACCATTACGCTCGAAATATGTAAGGTATCGGTTTGATTAGTATCGGCAATTTTAAGTATTTGCTTTTCTGCAAGGTCAATAAGTTCAAAACAGTCGGTTTCGGGGTTAAGGGCTTTGGCTGCAATTTCAGAGGATACGGATATGAGTCTTCGCAGGATGTACTTTTCATGCACTATTTTGGCATGGTTTACTATGTTTGCCGTACTTACTATGTCATTTGTCAGTTTTACAAGTTCGTATGCGCCTCCGATTTCAGTGAGTTGATTTGTCTTTTGTAGCTGCTGCGTAACTGTAAGAATATCAATAGGATGATGTTTCTTTTGCAGTTCGCAGATAGCTGTAAAGATTATTTGATGAGCCGTTACGTAAAATGAATCTGGGGTAATTAGGTCGGCAACTTTATCAATTGCATTTTGCTCAATTAATATCGCTCCTAATATTGCGGCTTCTGCCTCTTTTGCTTGTGGTTGTATGTAGTTCATAATCCTAATATTTCTCTTGTTCTTTTATCCTGATCGTGTATTGATCTGATTGCTTTTTTCTTATTCTCATCCTTAAACCATACTATTCTCATTTTCTGTTTCCAGTTAATAACCTGCTTACCGTTGCTATCTTTCCAATTGCCATCCTCATAATAGTGCCATGCCTTATCTCCGTTTGTATATCCGTTTTCATCAAAGAACTTATTTACTTCAACCAAAGTTGGAGGTATAAACTTTGATTTTTTAGGTTTGCCATTATTATTATCATCTTTATTTATATCTTCATTTTCATTTTCATTTTCAGAACGTAATACGTTCGTATTACTATCGTATAACTTATTTTTTTCTTTATTCCATCTCTTATTTACTGATTCTGAAGCCTTTATACTTTTTTCTTTTCGTTTATCCATTTCAATTTGTAATCTTTCATTGTAGCTACCATATTTATCATGCTTAAATTTTGAATACACTATATCACCATTCGTAATAGAATCGCATTGCGTTCGTAATACGTTCGTATCAATTCTGCCATTATGTTGATGTTGAGCGCATAACATCCTAATGTACAACCCTATTTGTTCGTTAGTCCAGAACATTGTCCCTGTTAAGAAATCACTACTATAAAATAAAAATGCCGGATCTTTTGCCATAAAATAAATTATTAATTATTTTTTTTATCAATAATTCTGTCATTAATAAATTTAAGTATTACTGAAAAATCTTTTTGATTAATAATAAATTCATTTAATGGTCCCATATTTATTTCATGTGTAATTGAAATAGAGCCATCTTCTGTAACAAAAAAACTTAATTGTGATTCATCACTAAATATTGTTAATTGCATAAAATAATTAACCCCGCAGGAATAAAGGAGGTCGCACTCTCCAGTATCCCCTTGGGGCAAAAAGTTATATAAATGATGGTGCGACTCATCAATTACAAAATTAAGGCTTTGCTTTCATTTTAACAACTTTTTTTTCAGGACTTTCTTTGAGAGCTTTCCGCATCTCTTTGATACCTGCGGCATTAATACGGTTGTTAGTAAGGCTATATTCCAGCCATGTACAATAGCTGCCGTACTTTGTTTTCCCTTCCATCTTTTTGCGGGTAAGGGTTACATTAAACGGCTGCTCTATCAACCGCCTAACTTCCCGGCTGATGTTACTGATTCCAAAATGGCGGTAACCGTTAAGAATTGATAATTTGCCGCCTGATAACAGATGCTGCGTAAGTGCTTGCTTTCTTGTCATTTGATTTTGTTTTTAGGGTTAAAATATTCGTCGATTACTGATTTACAATGTTCAAAGCCACATCCAAATATTGCCGCATAACCTAACCTTTGCAATTCGCTTAATGCTTTATCCTGATCATGGACATGCTTATCTTTTTTTAATGTCCCAGATTTAGTCATAATTTGCGACAAATCCTTTTTAATCTCAATAATAAGCCCATGATATAATTTATTCGGGTGCATGATGATAAGGTCTGGTATCTTATAACCTTTGCAGCGGATTGACTTCAAAGCCTTTGCCATACCTATGCTGACCCTTACACCTGAACTATCAGACGTATAAATCACTTTCGGATATTGCAAGTCAAGGTACCGGCATATTTGCTGATGTATCTGCTTTTCATTCATTGTTAAATCTTGTATTTTCAGGTATTTGATGATATAGTTTATACCTTTTGAAATAATGGATTACGCTGCTATGGTCACGGTTCAAATACTTACCTAATGCGGTTACGCTTGCCTTATGTTCCATTCGCATATATCGGCAGAAATGCACCCGTGCCATAACAAGCTGAAAGTACCTATCTTTGCTTTTCAGCTCTTTTATTGTTATTCCATACATTTCGCATATCTGCAAAGCGTAATGGTCAAACATCTCATCTGAAATCAGGGAGGTTACATTGTACGAACGGATGTTCTTTTTGATGTAATTTTCCTCATATTCTTTCAGCTTGTCAATTAGTACGGTATGCGTCACAGGGAGTATGTCCACATCTAAGGCATTACCTATAAACTTAATCAGGTCTTTTCTTTCCATGATTAAAAGGGTAAATCGGTTGAATTATCAAATACTGTCTTAGGCTTATTGTCGAAAACATTGCCATCCTTTTGGCGAGGCTCAGATACTTTGATGCTGATAAATTTCCCTGACTTACCTTCCCGAATCCATCCGGCAATCTCTTTCTCTTTACCGTCAATGTTTACTTTGCCTTTGTAGTCTGGAGCTTTTTCGTTTCCTTTTTTGTCGTTTTTGAACAGTACGCCGCTGTTTGTGTTGTCGTAGTTTGACATGTTTGTTTTAATTATTGGTTATAAAAATTGATTGACTGCATTTCAGTTTTAAGAGCTGATAAGATTGACCTAACTAAGTCGAGTTGATGCGTGGCCGCTGCGTTGGTACGGTCTGCCAGTTCAAATGAATAATCTTCATTCATTGTTTTAGCAGATACCCATTCCTTAACTATTGAGGGGCTTAACTTATCATTTCTGTTTAGAATATCGGCAAGTGCTTCCCCTTTCTTTTGCAATAGTTCACGCTTAGCCTGAGCCTTTGCAAGTCCAGTGTACGCTATCCATCCAGCTAACTTAGAACCATATTCAGTACAGGCCGCAATGCTTTCCAATGTCTGCGGGGTTACGGCCTGAAGCTGCATATTGATTTCGACTATTGATAAGTTATTCATTTATCAATTCCTTTAAGCGTGATTCAATTCTAAGTAATTGTTCGGATGTAGTCGCATCGGTTACTGATTTCAAAGCTGATGCTTTCTTTACCAAATCATCATCTATCTTTTCGACCATTTTCCAAAGCTTTTCTTTAAGGGGCTTTAAGTCATCTTTGCCGTGTGTATTAGTAGCATCTGCATCCTTATTATCATCCAATAAAAAAAGGCCGCCTAATGCGTATTTACGTGCGTATGATGATGATGCACCAAAAGCCTGTGATATATCCATACCCTTGCGGTTAGGGTCTATCCCTGCCTGTGCGGTTACACTTACACAATCTTCATTATGACAAAGTGTAGCCTTGCTTTCAACATACAGAATGCTGCCAGCTGTTTTGATT